AAGACGAAGACGAAGAAGAAGATCCTAAGAAGTCTAAAAAGTATTCTAGAAATACAGAAGACGAAGAAGAGGATGAAGACGAAGAAGAAGACGACGAAGAAGAAGACGACGAAGAAGATGAAGACGATTACGAAGCTTACGAAGAAGAAAGGGATGAAGATATCGAAGACTTTCAAACTTATATAAACGAGAGTGAAGAAGGAAAGAGCGGTAAGGGCTCTAAGACAAATGCCATCCTTGATCGAATTTCTGAACTTTCTAGCTAAAATCTCTAAATATTCTATTAAAGGGGGGTTTATCCCCCCTTTTTTTAATGATTGTAAAGATAATAATAAACTATAATCCGATTATGGAGGCGATAAAATGGCTATTATGTCTAGAGAACAAAAACTTGCAGAGGAAAAACGACTCATGGAGCGTTGGGGTTGGCTAACAGAAGGTGTTGGCGACTACGAAGAGAAGCTTAATACTTCCATCGTTCTAGAGAACTCATATGATACTATGCTTGAAAAAGAACAGATAACTGAAGGTTGGCTGGAAAGCGTATTAAATGAGGAAAATCTAAATGAGGCACCTACTCAATCTGGAGCTGTAGGAACAAATGTTATTCCTAAAGTTCTTTTCCCAATGATTAGACGTGTTTTTCCGAAACTTATTTCTAATCAACTTGTATCGGTACAGCCGATTACCGGTCCTACTGGTGTAATTTATTACATCATTTATTCTTTCAGTGATAATAAGGGTGGTATTTCATCAGGTGATGAATATTCTGCACTCCCGCAACAAGAACTTCCTGCTTATGCAACTTACTACTCAAGTGAAAAGGTTGGACCTTTTACTACTACTGTTGCAGCTAGCGGTGGAGATACTATTATTGATACTGATAATAAAATTACAGATTTTCTTGGAACTGATGCTTCTGAATTCTCAATTAAGAGAATGGAGGTTTTCTCCAAAACTTCTCCGAACTTGAATTCTTATTCAACAGTTCTTAAAACTCCTTCTTCTTCTGACTCACCTTCTTGGGACACAAATGAGAATGTATTCTACGAAACAGATGATGGAAATATTCATCTTCGTGACGCAGATGAAGCTGCTTCTCCTTGGGCTGCAGAAGAAGAATTGTATGTATACTTAGTATACGATCAAGAGAACAGTAAAAAGATTCCTGAAATGGAATTCAGTATTGGTTCACAGAACGTAAGTACTATTGAACGTAAATTAAAAATCCGTTGGACAAAAGAGTCCGAACAGGATATGAGAAGCTATCATAAGATCGACGTTGAGTCTGAACTTGTGAAGGTTGCTTCAATGGAAATGAATTACGAAATCGACCGTGAGGTTCTTACCTTTATTGGCGATACAGTTATTCCTCAACTCACTTTTATGCACGATTGGACTTCAGATTCTGCTGCTTCTGGGAATAACACAAGTGGTAACTTCCTTGACCGTCACAGAGCGCTTGCACAGAAACTCTATCAAGTTTCAGCTAAGATTGCTCAATATAACCGTCAAGGCCCTGCTTCTTGGATGGTTGTTTCTCCACAGGTTGCTGCTGTTATTAATATGCTTCCTGACTTTAAGGGAGAAATTTCTGGCGGAACTTTCAATGTATTTGAAGCTGGTCAACTTGGAAGTGGTGTAAAGGTTTATGTAGACCCAAACCGTCATGGCGCAGTTGCTAATGAAGTACTGCTTGGTTATAAGTCTAGTTCATCTACTTATGGTGCTGGTGTTGTTTATTCACCTTATACTAACTGGATGTCACCGACTGTAACTCACCCTGAGAGTTTCAACAGTATTCGTGGGTTCTTCTCACGTTATGCTCTTACTCTTGTGGAACGCGGTCAATACCACTACGGAAAAGTTCAGCTCTTGAACTTCGGTATATAAGCTAAACTGACTTAATATAAACCCTCCTTTTTGGAGGGTTTTTTTATTGACAAAACTTTTCACTTCTTATATAATAATAAAAAGAGGTAAATTATGTTTGATGGAGAGGCTATAAGCACTTTTATAATTGTATTTTTGGCAATGATACCATTATCTATTTTAGGTATTTGGAAGATTATAGATATTATAATGGTAGGTAAAGTGACTTTACAAGAAATATTTGAACAAGAGATAGAAAACGAAAATGGTTTAATTGGCGCTTCTAGTAAAAATTTAGAAAAAGATGGTGAGTATGTAAGTTTTTTAGTAAAATCAAGATGGGACTTTTTTAAACTTGGTCACAATAAAGGTATTAAGCAAAAGTATAGAATAAAGAGATTAGAACCTCCTAATTTTGGCAATGACTGTTAGTAAAGATAAATATAGTGTCCAGGTGGGAGTTAATAATATTACTATAATGATTAACATGGACATAAACATGGACATAGTGTCCAAGTATCTATTATTAAAGATAAAGAAAAAGAAATGAAAAATAAAACAGTTAAATTCCCAAATGGAAAAACATATACTTATACTAAATATAATTCAAGTGATTATTGGGAAAGAACAGTAGGCCCAGAGAATGCTCGTAGAAAAATAAGACTTCATCAAGATATTAAAACAAATGGTAAAGGTGAGACTTTATTTGGTAAGGATAATGATGTCCATCATAAGGATGGAAATAAGAATAATAATGGAAAGGATAACTTATCCTCTATAAGTCATGAAAAGCATACAGCAGTTGGTAAGAATGCTTTTAAAGGCAAAGTAAAGAAACATTTAAGACGGCAATAAGCCGTCTTTTTTATTGACAAAAAGAAATAAAAAAGTTATAATAAAAGTATGAAATATTAAAAAGAAAAATACGAAAAGCAATTTCAGGAAGTCAACTAACCAACTACCCTAAAGGGTACGGGTTTTACGCCCATCTTATAAAGAGTATAAAAATTTAGAAATAAATGATGTAGATACTCGTATATTAGAATTCCCTAACTAAGGAGAAAACATGAGAGAGAAAATCGGTAAACTTAGATGTTCAAAATGTGGGAGTGAGCATCGTATGCCTACTGGCCCTATATGGTGTGAATATAAAGAGGGAACTGAAGTATGTGAGGGGGAAGAGTTGAAGAGTCTTAAGGTTTTAGTGAATGAATTAAAATCAACGAACTCTTCAAATGCTAAAAAGGAAATATTAGCAAGGTATCCAGATTGTAAACCTTTGCTTTGGTATGTATTAAATCCATTCATTAACTTTTATATTACTTCAAATAATCTTAAGAAAAGAAGTGATCTTCTTATGAAAGAGGGATCTGATACTCCATCTTTGAAAGAGCTGCTTGATTTATTAACCAGTAGAAAAGTCACTGGACATAATGCTATTAAACTTGCTAATACTTTTATTAATGATAATAGTGAATATGAAGATATTCTACATGGCATTATTGATAAGAATTTAGAAACTCGTGTTGATGCTAAACTTGCTAATAAAGTATGGCCTGGATTCATTCCTGAGTTTGAAGTTGTTCTTGCTAAAAATTATAAAGATTATGAAGATAAGATTAGTTTTGAAGATGATTGGTATGCTTCCAGAAAACTTGATGGAGTAAGATGTATTGCTGTTGTAGATGAAAATGGTAAAGTGGATTTCTTCTCAAGAAAAGGAAAAGATTTTTATACTCTTGATGTTATTAGAGAAGCTATTGAAGAGATTGGTTTTAAAAATATTGTTTTAGATGGAGAGATTTGTATTGTAGATGAAGATGGTAATGAGGATTTCTCATCTATTATGAAGGAGATTCGTAAGAAAGATCACACTATTTTAAATCCTCGTTATAAAATATTTGACTTAATACCTAAAGAAGATTTTGAAAAAAAATATAGTGAATTATCTTTATCTGAGAGATATGAAGATATATTTAAAACTATTGAAAAAAATAATTTTATTAATGTAGTTCCTCAATGGAAAATATCTTCTAAAGAAGATGTGGCTAAACTTATGGGTAAAGCATCTACTCTTGGTTGGGAAGGACTTATACTTCGTAAGGATGTTCCATATGAAGGCAAGAGAACAAAAGATATGCTCAAAGTGAAAAGCTTTCATGATGGTGAATATAGAGTTAAAGATGTTCTTATGGAAGAGATTCGCTATTTTGATAGTAATGGCGATGAGTGTAAAGATGAAATGCTCTCTGCCATTATTATTGAGCATAGAGGATATGAGGTAAAAGTTGGCAGTGGTTTTTCTATTGTAGATAGAATATACTATCATAAGAATCCAAGTCAACTTATAGGTAAAGAGGTAACAGTAGTATATTTTGAAGAGACTACTAATAAACAAGGAACCGTAAGTCTTAGGTTTCCAACTGTAAAGACCATACATAAAGAAAAGGAAGGAAGAGTGGTTTAAAGGAAATAATAAGGTATTCATTAGATATCAAATCAATAGAGGCCTCTTTCAAAGAACCATTTACATGGGCATCTGGTTATAAAATGCCTATATATAATGACAATCGAAAGCTCCTCTCTTCTCCTCAAATAAGAGAGCTTATTACAAAGAGATTTGCTGAAATGATAGAGGAAAGTGGTACTAATTTTGATATCATAGCTGGAACTACCGACCATGGAGGAAGAATGATAACAATACCAAATTCAACAACTGTCCTAATATGCGAGCAATGCGGGATAGTTGATAGTGCTGTGGGTTCTATCAGATGGTACTATGATGAGAAGGGACGTTTGTACCAATTGTGTGAACAATGTTTCACACAATTCAAGACTGAGATAAACTCAGCCTACATCCCAAAAGCTTGAGGAGGAAGAGTAATGGATGGAGAGGACAAAATGTTTAAAAAGAGTTCGTTCCGAAAACTAATCGATTTTACAGACGACAAAGCTAGAGAGGAAATGGGAGATTATTATATTGTATCAGAATCGAGTATGGATAATATATTGCATTGCGTAGAGAGCGGAGCAGAACAGATTAAGAGATCAGCAAAAGAGTATGCTGCACTGAGAGCTGAGATCGAACGG